TAAGCAGGGTAGCTTTTTGCAAGCTCAGGCAAAGGCACAGGCAGAACTTAGGAACCTGATAAAGCAGTACGACGAGATGTTGAACAAGAATTGGGAGCTGGCTACGAAGGAGCAGAAGGCAAGGGTGCAGCTGCTTAAGGCACAGGTTGAAAAGACAAAGGGCGCAGATAACGATGTCCTGAAGGTCGAAATATCCAAACTGGATGATTTAGTGAAGCAGATGGGAGGCGATTCGGATGAGTAACCAACCGTTATTGCTGTCCGACAAGTATAAAGCGTTTATTAAATGCCAGGCGCCGGTAGAATTTTTGGAAGGGACGACCTATGCAGGGAAAACGACGGTCGGTATCTACAAGTTTATGTTAAAAGTGGCAGAAAGTGAAAAGAAGCTACACATCATTGCAGCTGATGATACCGGAACTGCTGAGAAGAACCTGATCCAAAAAGACTTGGGCATTCTGGATGACTTTGGATTATTGGCTGAGTACAAAGGCAGCGGTACGAAGGATGACAAAATACCTCATATTATTTTCCATACCTCGAAAGGGGACAAAGTTATATATGTCTTGGGATATGGGAATAAAAAGAAGTGGAAGAAAGCATTAGGTGGACAATATGGCTGTTTATACATTGATGAAATCAACACAGCGGACATTGACTTTGTTCAGGAGGCTTCAATGCGATGTGATTACTTGATGGCCACACTTAATCCAGATGACCCGGAATTAGACGTATATAAAAAATACATCAATTGTTCACGGCCACTACCGCAATGGGAGCATGAAACACCGGAAGAAATAAAAGAAGCATTAGCAGAAGAGCCAAAGCCCGGATGGGTGCACTGGTTCTTTTCTTTTGACCATAATTTGGGATTGACGCAAAAAAAGCTGGATCAAATCATGACCAATACTCCGAAGGACACAAAGATCTGGAAGAATAAAATCCAAGGTCTAAGAGGGCGTGCAACAGGTCTTATCTTTCCGAATTTCGATCGAAAGCAGCACGTTGTCACTGCGGATTGGGTCAAAAAGCAGATGCGTATCGGTAAAATCAAGTTTAAAAAATTCACAGTTGGGCTTGATACATCGTACTCCAGTAAATCCCCGGATACAATCTCTATGATCTTCCAGGGCATCACAGAAGATCGGAAACTGATTACCTTGGCAGAGAAGGTATATAGCAACAAAGATAAAGCAATACCGATGGCACCCTCTGACACGGCGATAAAGTTTGTTGAATTCCTGGAGCGATGCCGAAAGGACTGGGGGCTCGCAAGAGACGCCTTTATTGACTCAGCCGATCAAGCAACGATCACAGAGTTAAATAAATGGAAACGGCTAAATGGCTGTATTTATAGTTTCGTAGACAGCTATAAGAAAGTCGTTATCCTAGACCGTATAAACCTGCAGCTCGGATGGATACAGCAAGGATGTTATTTGGTGGTAGATACCTGTACAGAGCATATACGGGAACTGGAAATATACAGCTGGGATGAAGACAAAGACGTTCCAGAAGATAGAAATGATCACACGATTAACGCGAACCAGTACGGATGGATACCGTACCGTTCAATGATTGGATACAAGGAGGCATAATGAACTTTTTAGAAAAAATGCGTGAAGGCATTCGAAAACGAATGATGAACTGGCTACAACCACAGCCGGGGATTCATGCCATACAGATTCAGGAGATGATGGATTTTGAATTATCTGCTATTCGGAATCGCATCTGGTATCGCGGTGATGGCAATGAGCTTGAGCAGTTATATCAGCAGAGTGCTGAATCAGCAGATCGCCATAAGTTTTGGGCGAGCCGCTGCTCTCCCGGCATGGAGATGCGTAAAATTCATACTGGGCTGCCAGGGCTTATGATAAAGACAATAAATGGAATCATTGTAGCTGCAATGGGGGAGTTTGAGTTCGGTGAAGGTAATGACGTGCAGTCAGATGTGTGGAAAGAAATTGCGAAGAAAAACAAATTCCGGAAAAAGTTTGAGAAATCGCTCAAAGAAGTCCTGTACATAGGAGACGGTGCCTATAAGATTACGATTGATACAGACATAAGTCAGTATCCGATCTTGGAATGGTATCCGGGAGAAAGAGTAGAATTTGTCTATGAACGAGGGCAATTGAAAGAAATTGCCTTCAAAACACCGTATAAAAAAGGGTTTACTCAATACACCCTGGTGGAATATTACGGATACGGGTATGTGAATAGTGTGCTTTATAAGGGCGAAACCGAAGTACCGCTCAATTCAATTAAGGCAACAGAGAAATTATTGCCGGAAGTTACCTTCGATAAATCGGTCATTCTCGGAGTCCCGCTGATGATTTACGAGAACACCAAATTCGAAGGGAGAGGAGGATCCATTTTTGATGGTAAGCTTGATTCCTTCGACGCTTACGACGAAGCCTGGTCACAGTGGATGGATGCACTAAGAGCAGGAAGGGCAAAAACTTATATTCCGGAGAATATTATTCCAAGGAATCCGGAAACAGGAGAATTACTCAAGCCAAATCCTTTTGACAATCGATTCATTGCTACTGGATCGGACATGGGTGAGAATGCTCGGAACGAAGTTAAAGTCGAGCAGCCGGTTATTCCGCATGACAGTTATCTGGCATCTTATGTGACCGCTCTTGATCAGTGTCTGCAGGGGATTATCTCCCCAAGCACATTAGGAATCGATGTAAAGAAACTTGATAATGCGGAAGCACAGCGTGAGAAGGAAAAAGCGACTCTTTACACAAGAGATGCGATCATTGAAGCTCTACAGGAGACGCTCCCGGAACTAGCCAGTGCCTGTATTAACGCATATCACATTTTGCATAAGGAGCCGGTGGCAGAGTTAGAGCCTTCCATTGACTTCGGGGAATATTCAAACCCATCATTTGAATCTCAGGTCGAAACATTAAGCAAAGCAAGACCCGGATCTCCAATCATGAGCATTGAAGCGCAGGTCGAAGAGATGTGGGGGGACAATAAGGATGAAGATTGGAAAAAACAAGAAGTTGCACGGTTAAAAGCAGAAGCTGGAATAGTGGAAATGGAAGAGCCTGGAGTTAATACATCTTTAGGAGAATTCAATATTCAGGGGGGTGATGGTAATGCAGGTGAAGGTGGCGAAGAGGATGTATCAAATGAGCCAGAAGGAGTACAAGGGACTCCTTAAGGTGGCAGCGGAGCAGGTGCCGATGGGAATTTACGCAGTTGAAAAAGCGGGATACGCTGAACTGAAGGCTGACCGCTGTAAAAGCATCACACAGTTGAAGAAGTTGAAACGTGCTTATAGGTCCCAGGGGTTTAAGGTGATGGCAAATGGCTAATCCTTATGATATCACCAATGCTTTTCGGGCAATCGAAAATGAGCTTATGAAGAGCATGATCCGAAACATGCGCCGGCATAAAGCGGAAGAGACAAAAGAAGGATATCGCTGGTCTATGTGGCAGACAGAGCAGCTGAAAGCCTTGGAGCAATATAAGCACTTGAACCAGCATAAATATAAGGATCGGTTTTCTAAGCTGAACGACGAAATGGCAGAGATTATTCGACAAGCAAGACAAGAAGGAGGGATGAAGCAGGAAATAGCCATCTTAAATGCAATAAAGCGAGGATTTAAGCCTGGGAATAGTCGGAGAGCAGCGGAGCAAATGGAAGCAGCCTTCTTCCGGATCAATGATCGGAAGCTGGAAGCTTTAATTCATTCCACTGTGCACGACATGGAGAAAGCCGAGAGGGCAATTCTACGACGTGCAGATGACCAATATCGGAAAATAATCTTTAATGCCCAGGTATATGCTAATACTGGTTCTGGTACTTATGAAAAGGCAGTGGATATGGCAACAAAGGACTTTCTGTCCAAAGGAATTGACTGTATAGAGTATGCAAACGGAGCGAGACACACCATATCGGATTATGTGGATATGGCGCTTCGGACAGCCAGTAAAAGAGCGTATCTGCAAGGTGAAGGTGAAATGCGCAAGAAATGGGGAATCGCTACGGTTATTATGAATAAACGTGGAAATCCCTGTCCAAAGTGTTTACCTTTTGTTGGGAAGGTATTAATCGACGATGTATGGTCCGGTGGAACCCGAAAGGATGGACCTTATCCATTAATGAGCGCGGCTGTATCGGCCGGACTATATCATCCGAGATGTAAGGATAGCCACACAACCTATTTTGAGGGAATCAGTACTCCGCCGAATGATCTTACCAGGAATGAAGTTAAGAAGGTTGAAGAGTGGAATGAGAAAGAGTCAAAGAAGCGGTATGCTAAAAGACAGGCCGAACGATTTGGAAGGCTCGCAAAGTACTCTCTTGACCGCGAAAACCGACAAAGATACGCAGTTAAGCGTAGCGAATGGGAGAATGCGTCACAGAGTTATAAGCAGCGTGAAGAGAGCCACAGAGGAATGAACAAGGGCACAGTTATCAATAAATCCCATATTTTATCCGATGAGTATGTGAAGAAAATTCAAAAGCTAGAAGCATCAAAAGAACTTGGCAGAAGTATACTCGCAGAAGCTAAGGCGATGCTGACTCACAGAAGTGGCACTGAGTTTGAGGATTTGGCTTTCATCACAGGTGACGGGAAAGTGAAGCGGTCCGTAAATTACAATGTTACTCGGACTGCCAAACCAACAAAGAAAATGTCGAATATGTTAAAAAGAGAGCCTGATAATAGCATCATAGCCATACACAACCATCCCAACAGCACCCCGCCAAGCTTTGATGATTTAAAGGTAGCAGAACTTAGGAGGTATAAATACGGAATAGCAGCCTGCCATGACGGAGCGCTATATAAATACAAAGTGACGGGTGATTTGAGTGTGGTTCATTACGAAACTGCGGTTGCTAGGCTTCAGAAAAAGGGTTATAATAAAAGTGAGATAAACAGGTTTGTAGATAATGCCAAAAAGGCAGGCGTAGAAATGGAGGTGCTGAGATGATTACCTATGAATCGTTGTGTAAAAAACTGGGTTTCGACATTTTAACGTATAAAGTAGAAACCTCAGGTACGGAAGATGATAGTAGAGAAAATCCATTTATGGCACTGGACATTGAAGAGCTGGATTTCTTAGGAGAGTATCTTCAAAAGCACAAAGCAAAATAGTACCATCTACTGATAAATTTGGTGGGTGGTATTTTTATACCCAGAAATAGGGACGTTTTGCGACGTCTTATTTTTATGCCCGAAGGCTTAAAACTACGAGGAGACACCTGGCTAAAACTGTCTACGTGCAGACAGCACATAAAAAACTGTAAATGTGGAGACACCATAACAACTGTATGAAAAGGAGACGAAATCATGAAAAACAGACAATTAGTAGCACTATTTAGAAGAGCAAAGTTTAACGTACCGCCGACTGATCCACCGGCAGAGCCACCAGCTGGAGGCGGAGGAGGAACTCCACCTGCAACCCCACCGGTGCAGCCACCGGCATCAGCAGCACCAGAAATCGATTATGAAAAAATCGCACAGCTGGTACAGGGGAAGCAGACAGCTACGGAAGACAGTGTTCTTCGTGGGTATTTTAAGAATCAGGGACTTACCAAGGAAGAGGCAGACCAGGCGATTGCTACTTTTAAGCAGCAAAAGGCTGCTCAGGAACCCGATGTGAATGCGCTGCAAACACAGGCGGCACAAGCACAGGCTCTGGCACAGGAAAAGGCAATTGAAAATGTTGCAATCTTGAAGGCGGTAGAGCTCGGAATTGATGCAAAGACAGTACCTTACGTGCTGAAGATGGCTGACATGAGTTCTGTCACAGATAACGAAGGAAAAATCAATGACGAAGCAGTTAAAAATGCTTTATCGAAAGTCTTGGAGGATGTACCAGCATTGAAACCCCAGGCAGGAACAGCTGCCGGCTTCCAAGTTGGAGCGCCTTCCGGAAGCCAAACACAAACTAATGACGAAGAGCTTAAGAAAGCCTTCGGACTATAAGAAAGAGAGGACTATAATATGGCAGTATATGATTACGCTGAACAATTTACACAGCTATTGCAGCAGAAATATGCAAAGGAGCTTTGCTCCGACGATTTGACAAAGAGTAACCCGGGAGTTAAGTTCATTAATGCTCAGACAATTAAGTTACCACGGATTTCGGTATCTGGGTATAAGGATCACACCCGTACACCGGGATTTAATGCCGGCACTCTGAGCAACGACTGGGAGCCAAAAAAGCTTGAACACGATCGTGACATTGAGTTCTTTGTAGACCCAATGGACATCGATGAAACCAACCTTACTTTGTCTGTAGCAAACATCCAGAACACTTTTGAGACAGAGCAGGCGATTCCGGAAAAGGATTCCTATCGATTTTCAAAGCTGAATGCCGAACTTGTTGCATATAATGGGCGCGTTGACAGCACCGTGATTGAAGCAGCGAACTTCTTGGAAGCATTTGATGAGGAGATGGCAAGGATGGATGAGGCGAGCGTCCCTGCAGAAGGACGTATCCTTTACGTAACACCAACCATGAACAAAATTGTTAAAGAAGCAGAAGGGCTACAAAGGATTATGACGGTTACGACTCCATCTACGATTAATCGTAAAGTACACTCCTTGGATGATGTAACAATTAAGATGGTGCCCGCGGCCAGAATGAAATCAAAGTATGACTTTACAGAAGGTGCGGTTCCTGCAGCTGATGCAAAGCAGATTAACTGGATCCTGATCCATACATCTTGTGTGGTATGCCGTGATAAGTATAGCTATATCAAGCTCTTTACTCCGGGAACTGATTCCAGAACAGCAGACGGATACCTGTATCAAAATCGTAACTATGGCGATCTGTTCCTTTTGGAGAAAAAGGTTGAAGGTTGTGCAATGAATATTTCAGCATAAGGAGGGTAACGAATGTTTGCAGTGAAAAATAACAAGCAATATACGATTGATGAAAAGCAAATCAAATCGTATCAGGATGCAGGTTTCGACATCCTGGGGGATGAGGGTGAGATTTTACATCACGGAAGAGGTAAAAAAGTCCCCTTCGAGGAGCTGGAAGCGCTCAGGAAGGAGAATAAAGCCTTGAAAGAAGGCAAGGGAAAAGAAGCCGACAACCAGGACGTGGTTGACATCCTAAAGGCATTTGCCCAGGAACATGAGATTGACCTCGGTAAGTCTACCGCAATTTCGGCAATTGTGAAGAAGATTAAGGAGCATAATCCGGAGCCACCGAAAGTAGGTGAATAATAGTACCAGCCTTATGTGAGTAAGGAGTATTACCAGAATATTTATCAAGGGAACTCAATCCCCGAGAACGACATAGAGAAGTTACTCAAACAAGCCAGCAGGCATATTGACGCCCTGACCTTCAATCGAATTGTTGGTCGGGGCTTTGATAATCTCACACCTTTTCAGAAGGAGATTATCCAGGAGGTAGTCTGTGAACAGGCGGATTTTGAGTATTCTAACGGTGAAATTTTCGACATGATTCTGCAAGGATATTCGATCAATGGTGTGTCGATGCAGTTCGGGGAATCCTGGAATGTGAAAATTGACCACGGTATCCCAATTCGCAGAGATTTATATGAGCAGCTGAATCAAACAGGCCTATGCTGCCGGCTAGCGAGGTGATGATATGAACTATCCATGTTTAGTGCCGGCACACCTATGTAAGACCGATATCGAGGTTACAGTCTATGGAGAGGGACTGGATGAAAATGGCGGACCTCAGGTGCTGCTTGAGGGTAAATTTAAGTGTAACTACCAGGACAATGCAAAAACGGTACTGACTGCTGAGAAGAAGTTGATACAGCTATCAGGAAGTGCGTTATTTCGAGGTGACATAGCTCCGAGCATCGCAACCATATCAGGAGGAACTGTAAAAGTATTTGGGATGGAACGAGACATCTTCAAAGGAGAGAAAGCTCGAAATCCTGATGGCACAGTAAATTATACGAGGATTGATGTAATATGATGAACGTAAACTCAATTGTTAATCTGAATTGGGGAAAGATTGCAAAGCTGACTGATGCGCAGATTATGGCATTGGAGGAGACTGCAGAGTACCTGCACACAGAGGTGGTACAAGCGCAAGTGGTGCCCTATGACGAGGGAAACCTGCAAAATGAAAGTTCCTTTGTTGATATTTCGGAGAGTTCTTCAGGAAAAGCCACACTTGTTTCTACAGCTCCTTACGCAAGAAGGATGTATTTCCATCCGGAATATGAATTCCAGACCGATGAGAACCCAAATGCCCGGGGCGAATGGTATGAAGATTGGTTACCTGGGGGAAATAAAGAAGATAAGGCGAAAAACGCTTTTAAGCAGCTTTACAAGAAAATATCGGGGGTGTGACATGACATTAGCAGAGGTAAGAGACTGGATCAAGACTTTCGAAATCGGAGAGAATTTCTATATTGGAAAGCTCGACAATAAGAAAGAAAAGTCCATCGGAGTATATCAAAGAAAACCTTCTGGGAATCCGTTTATCGCTCTGGGAGGAGTAGATAATACGAAAACTACTGTAAAGTCTATATCGCTCCTCATTCATTGGAATAAGTGGGCAGACCAAACGGAAGCAGCAGCGCAAGAGTTATACGATAAGTTCTTGCGATTAACAGATGTAACTATAGCAGGAAAACGCGTGAACTATGTGCGCTTAGAGGTTCCGGAGCCAGTAGACGTTGGCTCTGATGATTCTGGAGTGTATGAGCGTGTTATCTGGCTTGATTTAATTTATGAAAGGTAGGTAAGAATATGAAAACAGGTGTATATCCTTGTTATGAGAATCAATTTAAGATTGGCTTGGCGGAGCAATCTGCCACAACGATTGCAGACATGGAGACCTTTGGTGTCAAATTCGACAACGGCGTCGAGGAATGGTATCCCTTTGATACAGAAGGCTGGGTAAGAAGATTATTGACAGCAAAAGCGATTACGATAAGTGTTTCCGGAAAAAGGAATGTGGGAGATACCGGAAACGATTTTGTTGCAGGTCTCGCTTTCAAAAACGGAAGAGATGCTGAAGGATACTTTGCGTGGACTTTCCCGGACGGGACGATTGTCTCTTTCCCGATGGCAGTTGTAAATGTGACAAACATTGGTGCTGGAAAATCAACCGAGGTGGGTGTGTTGGAGTTTGATGTGATGAGTAATGGAAAACCCGAAGTTACGACGTCAAACCCTTAAATGGGGTTAGTATAAAAACAACAGAGGTACCGCTAACCCCAGATGTACCTCTTGAAACTGACAACGAAGAAGAAGAAGGAGATGTTGAAAATGGCGAAAATAGTTGATATTACAGACAAGTTAGATTTTGAAGGGAACCCGGTGATTAAGGTTAGGGATCAGGAATTTGAAGTCCAGGCAGATGCTGCTACGGTATTAAAGTTAATGGGAGCATTAAGTGAAGGTGAGGGTCCAAAACAAATCTTGGATATGTATGATCTTATCTTTGATGCGAAAACCCGAAAGAAGGTAGACGCCTTAAAGTTACAGTTTAATGACCTAAAAACTCTTATAATGACAGCGATTAGTCTTGTGACTGGTGCCGACGAGGAAGTAGAGGGGGAGTAGAGGAGGATCCATATTATGACCTGATTGAAGATTTTGATTTGATTATATCTTCCTTTCAAGCCCAGTATGGTATCCGATTATCTCGTGAGCTTTCCGGAATGAAATGGGATGAGTTTAGAAGCCTGCTTGTGGGATTGGATCACAAGACGCCCCTCGGTCGAATTGTATCTATTCGATGTGAAGATGATGAAGAGATTCTAAAGACCTTTACACCCAATATGATGAAAATCCGCAGTGAATGGAGGCGGCGTACCGCAAAGGCATTAACTCAGGAAGAAATGGACGATTTCCTTGAAACCATGAAACAAGCCTTCATCCAGATGGCGGGAGGTGTTAAAAATTGAGAAACAAATAATGAATAAAGAAAAAGTAAAATGCCCTTATTGTGGACATCCGGTTAATGCTATTAAGGTACCAGATGCCAGTTGTAAGGGTGTTTTCTTTAAATGCAAAAACAAAGATTGCAAGAAAGAATTTGAACTAAGAATATAAAGACGCTGTGCCGATGTGCCTGTCTATTTTATAAAGGCAGGTGGAAGATATGGCAGCGGAAAGCGTTGGTCAGATTGGCCTAGATCTGGTCGTTAATCAAAATCAATTTAAAAACCAAATGAGCGGTATTACCGGACTGGCCAAAAAAGCTGGTGTGGCACTTGCCGGAGCCTTTGCGGTGAAAAAGCTGGTGGAGTTCGGAAAAGAATGTACTGAACTTGGTAGTAAATTAGCAGAGGTAGATAACGTAATACAGCAAGCCGTCCCGAGCATGGAAGGTAAGATTGATACTTTTTCCAAAAATGCTATACAACAGTTCGGTATGTCAGAGACGGCAGCGAAGAAGTTCACCGGTGTGTTTGCTTCCATGAGTAGATCCTTTGGATTTAACGAGCAACAAGCGGCAGATATGGGAACATCTCTTACTGCTCTTGCAGCGGATGTTGCATCCTTCTATGATACGTCCCAGGACGAAGCTTTCACAAAGCTGAAATCCGTATTCACTGGAGAGACTGAGACTCTGAAGGACTTGGGTGTCGTTATGACCCAAAGTGCTCTTGATGCCTATGCAATGGCAAACGGATATAACAAAACTACCAAGGAGATGTCAGAGGCTGAAAAAGTAGCATTACGATATGCCTTTGTGCAGGAGAAACTACGTTTTGCAGCCGGCGACTTTGCAAGGACCTCTGATAGCTGGGCAAACCAAGTACGAATCTTAAGCGAACAATTTAATGCCTTGAAAGCAAGTATAGGACAAGGATTAATCAATGTCCTAGCACCGGTACTTAAAGTAATCAATATGATTGTCGGAAAGCTGGTGCAGTTAGCCACAGCGTTTAAAGGGTTTACGGAACTTCTAACCGGAAAAAAATCACAATCTGGATCCGGCGGGTCAGGAGGAGCTTTATCCGGAATAGAAGACGGTGCATCTGGGATTGAAGAAACAGCCGGAGCTGCGGATAATTTAGCGGATTCCACATCAGGCGTGGGTACCGCTGCAAAAAAGGCAGCAAAAGAAATGCGCTCCCTTATGGGATTTGATCAGATAAACAAAATGTCCGATCCTGCGGACGATTCGGATAGTGGCGGCGGTGGAGGCAGTGGCAAAGGAGCTGGCGCCGGTGGCGTTGGTGCAATGGACTTCGGCGGACTCGCAGAAGGCGAAACAGTCCTCGATAAAATGAGCGGAGATATGTCCGCATTTATAAAACGATGCAAAGAGCTTGCGAATCTATTCAAGAGTGGTTTTTGGGATGGGCTTGGTGATTACAAGCCAAGACTAGAAGAACTGAAAAAGGATTTCGCGTCTATTGGAAAACATCTGCAGGAAATCGCAACCGATAAAGACGTCCAGATAGCAGTACAGAGATTCGCAGATAAGTTTGCATATAATGTAGGTCGAAACTTAGGTGCTATGGTATCTGTTGGGCTTACGATAGCAACGAACATCGTTGGTGGTATAGAGAGCTTTCTGGATAATAGCAAGGATCGCATAAAGCGGGACATTATTAAGTTATTTGATATCGGGTCTGCAATCATGGATCTGGGTGGAGACTTCTCCGAGGCTTTTGCAGACGTTTTCTCGGTATTCGCATCTCAGAACGCACAAAATATTACAGGTAATATCATATCAGTTTTTTATGAGGTCTTTGCTCTTGTGGAAGAGATTGCATTGTCTGCATTCCGGGATATAACATCTTTTATTACCCGCCCCTTTGTAGAGAATAAAGATGCGATTAAGACCGCACTCATGGAAACATTAGAACCTCTTGAAAGCGTTACAAACACCATTAAAACATTTGTCCAGGGTGTCGGGGATAGGATCAGAGAAATATATGACGGTCATATTAAGCCTTTCATAGACTCCTTGACAGAAGGTGTGACAGAGATTGTGGGTATCCTTGTAGACGGATATATCACTCACATAGCACCGGTATTAGATCAGCTGGCGGCAAAATTCGATGAGGTTATGAATGGACCTGTCGGAACTGCGCTTGATAGTATTCAAACGGCAATAATAAAAGTAATTGATGCTCTTAAGCGTCTATGGGAAGAAGCGCTTCAGCCTTTCATCGCATGGATTGCAGAAAACATCATGCCGGTACTCAGTGATGTGTTATTGAACAGCGGAACCCTATTTATGGATTTCCTTGGAACCATAGGAACTGTTGTGAGTGGCATATTTGATGCTTTGGGCAGTCTGATCGACTTCTTAGTCGGAGTGTTCACCGGGGATTGGGATAAAGCCCTGGAAGGTCTGAAAGGAATCGGAGAAGGATTTAAGAAGGCCATCGAGGCAGTCTTTAACTTTATTAAGGACTCCATACTGAAACCTTTTGATGATTTCTTGAGTGGAGTATTTGCAACAGACTGGTCCAGAAGCTTTGGTGTATTCGGGGATGTACTAAACGGATTTTTTAAAAACCTATCAAATATCTGGGATTCCATAAAGAAAATATTCTCCGGAATCATCGATTTTGTATCGGGGGTATTTACAGGGAATTGGAAAAAGGCTTGGCAGGGAGTCAAGGACATCTTTAGCGGCGTGTGGGATGGCTTAGCGGCAGTGCTGAAATCTCCGATCAATGCAATTATAGGGATTATGAATGGCCTGATTCGTGGGGTAGCAAGTGCAGTTAATGGTATTGCTGACATGCTGAACAACCTACGTATCGATATACCGGACTGGGTACCGGGCATTGGTGGTGGAACGTTAGGATTCAACGTCCCCAAATGGAGTCCTGGCAGTATACCTTACCTAGCCCAAGGCGGTTTTGTGAAAGCAAACACCCCGAGACTTGCAGTTATTGGAGATAATAGGCATCACGGTGAGATTGTCGCTCCGGAAGATAAGATGCAGGCAATGGTTGATGCAGCAGTGGCAAGAGCAGCTGGTACCGGAGGGCTTACCAGGGATGATATGGCGAGTATTATGAACAATGTAGTGATGCGTATTGTGGCAGCGCTATCTGAAATGGGATTTTACTTAGATGGTGAGCAAATGGCAAGAGCTGAAGCGGTAGCACAAAGTGCAATAGATCGTAGATGGAATGGAGTGGAGGTAAAATAATGGCAAGAGAAATATTAAAATCAGGCGATGTCGTACTTCCGGCTCCGGTGTCTATCTCTGTAGCAGATGAAATAATATGGACATCCGACACAGGCCGTACACTGGCCGGCACCATGATTGGTGATGTGATCGCAGAAAAGAAAACCGTGGGATTGAAATGGGGGTATCTATTAGAGTCTGAGGTGACGTTGATTAAGAGCCGGTTAATTGCCGGCTTTTTCCCGCTCTCTTTTCGAGACGACGGCGTGTTCCTAACAATTGATGCATATCGAGGAACTTTATCGAAGGAAGCTGCCGGCTGGATCGGAAGCGATTATTGGTATAAAAGTGTGTCCGTTGATGCAATACAAAGGTAGGTGGTGGCAAATTGATTAATACAACTCCAGAATATAAAAAAGCGATTATGGAGGACAACAGAGAATTAACGATCCTTGATCGTTTTACAATGGAACACAGGGACGTTATTGGTGTTACGAACGACGACTTTATGGCGTACTCCATCAATGAAGCCACCAGTGCAAACAATAAATTTTCTATCGGAGAGGCGGTTATAAAGAAATACACCGCAACTCTGAACAATGCAGATGATAAATTTACGCTGCAGAGATTTGAGGGAACGGATATTTTGGCAAGAATCGGATTGAAGCTACCAACTGGAGATACAGAAATACTCCGTAAAGGCACATTCCGAGTTATAAGTGCAAAGAAACAGGACTTGACCATAAAGCTTGAAGCATATGACAGCATGCTGTTTTTTGATCGTCCATACTCAGAAAGTACGTTAAGATATCCGGCAACGATTCAGCAGATTATTGCAGATGCCTCACGGGTCTGCGAGGTAGGATACAGGGCAAATTCCATCCCATTACCGAATTACCGGGTTGAAAAACGTCCAGACGATGAAACACTTACTTTCCGGGATGTGGTCTCGTATTGTGCGCAACTGATGTGCTGTTATGCACGGATCAATGTTTCGGATGCTTTGGAGTTTGGATGGTATAAGTTCAATGCTTTTGATGCAGAAACAAACCTTTCGGGCGGAATATATGACATTGAAAACCCAAATCGATATGTGTCGGGGGATTCTGCCGCGGGTGGGATCTTCATGGAGGGCGGAGATAGCTTTTCGGGAGGTGTGTTTGATGGTTATGGGGATTATTTCCATTTATATACATTGGGAAGTCAAAACATCAATACAGATGATGTGACTTTTACAGGAGTAAAAGTAACCGCAAGTGCCGAAAAGGAAGAGGACAGGGATTCATATTTTTACGGATCAGAGGGGTATGTCCTGTCCATAGATAACAATCCTTTTATAGAAAAAGGAAAATCAAGACAAGTAGCAGAATATATTGGTGCAAAAATAGTAGGGCAGATTATTCGTCCGCTGTCTATTACGTGCAAGTCAGACCCCAGCATTGAATCCGGAGACTGTGCCTTGGTTACTGATCGGCAACAAAGGTCTTATCGGTCGGTCATAACAAATACGACCTTTACAATGGGGGCTATGCAGAAAATTGAATGTGACGCAGAGAATTATTATACGAAGTACAGTGCAGAAACAAAGCTACTCTATAAATCCAAGCAGGATACAGATTTCAGGCTTAGAGAATATGACCTGGAGGCAATGAGATTTGGCGGACTGATGGCAAGTGCTATGGGTCTTTATGAATCCGAGGATATAGATGAACTTGACGGAAGTAAAATCAAATATATGCACGACAAACCGCGTCTGGAGGATAGCCAAGTAATCTGGAAACAAACTCTTGATGCCTTTGCGGTATCTACGGATGGCGGACAGACCTGGAATGGCGGGCATGACAAAGACGGAAACGTATTGGCAACTGTGTTGACGGCAATCGGTGTAAATGCCGAGTGGATACAAACGGGTATTGTCCGAGATAAAACAGGGAAGAATTACTGGAACTTGAATACTGGTGCTTTCAATATGGAAAGTCTTAATGTTCAATTCACGAATATCAACAACACGCTCTCTAGTAAAGTGACTGCTGGACAGGTAAATTCGCTGATTGAGCAAAGTGCATCAAGCATCCGGCTAGAGGCATCTCAGATTAGTTGGAAAAGTACCTATTCGGAGATGACTGCAGCGGGAAAGCTAACATGTACTGGTGCAATAATTAATGGTGCACTTAAAACAAATGATAGCTTGAGATATATGAACCTTGAAGCAGGAAAGCTGAAGGGTGGATTTAACAATCAAGAGTATGGCTATATTAATTTCCACGTCCCTATGCAAGGCGATTGGGGGACTAAAGGAATGGCTATGTACGCTGAAGATGTTTTGTTTTTACAGGCAAACCGTATTGTGCTTCAGGCAGGAGGCATTTCCACAGGATTATCTCGTGATGCTACAACGACGTACAGAGCTGCATCGGATGCAACGATACCTATTATTAAAGAGATAGCGCAGGATGCCTCAGGGAGGATAACCAGTATTACTAGAGGTCAGATTACTGTTAAGAATGGACTTGTAACAACGACAGGATAAGGAGAAATCATCATGGAAGAAAAGATTGTTATACCAGTAGAAATGCTGGTAGATAAAGTAGCAGAAGAAATGTATAGCTACTGTTGCATGAAGCAGCAACAGTATAGGATAAGTGCAAGCGTGATTGATTTAGCGCTAGCAAAAACGCTTAATCAAGTTAAAGATAAAAAGGCTAAGGAATATGCCGAACACTCAGTAGGATTAATGGAGCAGATAGATAGGCTTAACGAACAGGAGGTAGAAGATGGCGATAACGATGAGACTCGGACCGTATGCGAAGATGGATCCGATTAAGGCACTTCCCGGGGAATGGCTAGTTGTAACATCTGGTCATCCCACTGCTAAAAATGGGAGAGCGGTATATTTATGCTTTGCCGCTGGATATGTAAAACGAATGTATACATACGAAGATGCTGTGGAATATCTACAAGAGGCAAGCGCAGAAATAGTCCAGATTATTGCAAAGGCATTGGAGGCAGACATAGAGACAGCTATCAGCTCGGCAAATGACGCTACTCTTCGCGCAACTCAATCGGCAGACGCGGCTTACAGGGCGGAGATGTTAGCAATCGGAGCATCGAATTCTGCAAACTGGGCGGCTCAAGATGCAGAAGAGGCAGCCGAAGAAGCAAGGCAGTATGTACTTGGAGATATTTCTCAAAAGACGGTAGATTTTACCATCCCTGATACCTATGTAGAGCCATCGAGTGGAGAATCAACTGCTAGCTTTTTTGGTAAGGTAGTCGCAGGATTAAGAAATGTACTAGGAAAAATTGGTAATATGGGGCAGCTCACCACGACAGCCAAGGCGACCATGGTGGCCGCTATCAACGAATTGGTATCTGGACTCAATACGACAAATAATAATTTGTCCACAACGAACTCCAACGTTGCGGCGCTAAACTCCACTTTAGCTGTAACAACCAGAGCCCTGTCCGGGGCTACATTAGATATCCGTATCACTCGATTGTCCGGCATAGCTTGGCTATATTGCGGATATGCCGTAAAAACAAATCTAAGCGCGGGCACGACCTATACCGTCAACAAAGTGTCGGAAAATTTTGTGCATGGAGTAAACCGCAGATACAAACATAATGCAAGTACAGATATAGTTGTCGATATTGCGGTGGATGGCACGATTAAGATTACTCCTACAACCGCTATCGCAGCCGGCACATATATACAGTTTGTAGAGTGCTTACCTGTTGCGCCGGTATAAATAGCTATTTTCCTGTCATATACTCAAGGTGCATATTTAAGGGAGTCCCAGATGTAAGCGCTTCTGGCGATGTGTATGTTATTTTTCCCGTCGTAGATATGGAAACCCTTAATTTTTTGCCGGCAATATTATAGTCTTCGTTAAAAATTAAATTCGTATCCGGCCGATAGGCTTCCGGTATGCCACCATCTACTACGACGGTTAGTTCCGTATTTGCAGCAATCGGCTGCTGTGTAACACCTGCACACCTCAAGTATACGTTATTTGCGCTTCTGTCGATCACAGACGCAGGATAATATGATGATGTTGTCAAATTCCGTTTATTCCCTGATAAAGTGGAGTTTAGCTGTGTAACCCTAGTATCTGTGGCGGACAAATTATTATTTTACTGATAGATGTAACTCGTTAATAAAGACCAAATAGGGTCTTATTTTTTTACAAGGAAAGGAGGCATTATTATGAATGATAATGTATCTGTATATGACAAACTTAAGTACCAAATCAGTTATGAACCTTATGCCCTATCAGAAATGATTGAGATGATTAACATCTTATGGGTAGACAAAATGATCACCAAGAAAGAGCGTGACGATTTGGCGGAAAGAGCTAGGGAAAACGCAAAGGCGGAGAATGAGCTTCCTACAGCGAACGAAGAAATCCTGAATATTAGGAAAGTAATAAAAAAGATATGTGCTCATATTGGACTGGATGAGAACGGCGAAGCCTTGGATCCTGATCAGGATCCGGGAGATCCTGGAATGGGACTATATCCGGAATATAAACAGCCACAAGGTGTGCACGATGCGTATTTCGATCGCAGTATGCCGGGAAATGAGATCTACAAATGTTCTGAGGACGGTGTGAATTATGAATGTATTGCCGGAAAGAACTATGAAGATAAGTGGCAGGCTTGTACATGGCCACCATCGGTTATGCCAAGCTACTGGGAGAAAATTGAGAAAGAAAGGGTGGAAACAAATGAGTAGACTAACAGAGATTAAGATTGTCTTTTACGGATTGGTCGCTGGAGCCGGTGTCATTATCGGTAATATACTTGGAGGGTGGACAGAGGACTTGAAAACATTACTAATCATGATGGGCATCGACTTTGCAATGGGCTTATTGATTGCACTTGTGTGGAAAAAGAGTGGCAAGAGTAAAACGGGTGCGGCAAGCAGTGTTTCGGCTTGGAAGGGGCTGTGCCGTAAAGGGGCGGCGCTTTTATTTGTATTAATCGCAAACCGTTTGGACATAATGCTGGGGGTTTCATACGTAAGGACTGCTGTTATATTCGCCTTTATGGCAAACGAACTAATAAGCATCATAGAAAATGCGGGTATTATGGGTGTACCGATTCCACAAGCAATAAGTAATTCAGTCGAAATTCTTAAGAGGAAAGCAGAGGTAACAGATCAGACGAAAGTAACAGATAATCAGGAGCATCCGTAGAGGGTGCTCTTTTTTGGGGGAAGGAGAATAGAATGCAAAATTATAGACAGTTTGATTCCAGATGGGGTAGTAAGCCCTATGCTGGATGGAATATGACTAATGCTGGTTGTGGTCCCACGGCAACAGCGGATATATTGGACAAGCTACCTAACGAGGTGGCTGATTACATGACGGGCAGAGGATACGCAATCGACGGACAAGGTACGTTGTGGGATGGTATCCAACTTACGCTGCAAGCTTATGGAAAGGATGCTAAGAGGGTATCACAAGCCGAATGGCTATCTTTAATGAAGAGCGGGAAATACGAAGGTATTTTATGCATGGGCAGATCTAAATGGACTACAAGTGGACACTTTATCACTGTAGTATCTGTAAACAGTAGTAACGATTGCTATGTCCATGACCCAGCACAAATAGCCGAGGGTTGGCAGTCTTGGAGTGATATTAATGGGTATGTGTCATGTTTTTATGTATGTAGAAAAGGAGAACCCCAAAAGGAAAGTAGAATCGGATGGATCTTCGAAAAGGCTAATGGTTGGTGGTATCGTAACGCTGATGGTTCTTATCCTAAAAACAAATGGGAGAAGATTGAGGGACATTGGTATCTGTTTGACAAAAAAGGCTATATGCGTACAGGTTGGGTATTCTGGAACAAACACTGGTATTATTTAAATGAAAAAGCAAGCACGCAGGCATTGCCAAATGGTGCCTTGGTGAAAGATTGGTTCTGGGATAGCAAACGAAAACGTTATTACTACTTAGAAATCGGCACAGATGCGAAGGGATATCCAGAGGGTAGTATGCACACAGGTTGGTTTAAGGATTTACGATACAAGGCATATTACTTCCTTTGTACAGATGCTGTAGTAAAACAGTTTAACGGTAAATACAAGGTGGGCGAAATGTTAGTAAATGAATGGCTAGAACTAGGAGGAAAGAAATATTATTTTGATGATTCCGGGAAAATGGTGACTGGAGAAGTGACTATTGCCATGCCAAAAAAATTCAGATTTGATAAAGATGGTGCACTTATAGAGTAAAATAAATCAATTACATTGATTCTATATACCTAGTTTGTTTTTGTTGTCATGTTGCTAAAGCGTAGTTTAGTTGAATAAATTTAAAGAGAGGGTAACTCTCATAGAGACCCATATCGTCACATATTGAATCGTACTGTAATTTCATGCGCAAAAAACAACTTAAAGTTTATTCAACTAAACTCCAATTTAGTTGGGAAAAAGCCTTGATTGGCGCAGTTTTATGGGTGTTTACATCCTTAAATTTACGTGATAAACTCTAATTACCTTCGAAGGACGGACACACAAAAAAGTTCATTTTCAGCGATTTGCATAACATGAGTAATTGGCTGATCGTAAGACAAGCTAAAACTATAACAAAGTATAATGAGCCATTTTCAAATTATAATAAAGTATAAAATCCTGGTGATTTTTCTTAAGTTCAGATTTTAGTTTATTATACTTCGTATTTGTCAAGTCGGAATCTTATACAAAAAGTGCACTCCAGAAGAGACTAAATATCTTGTGTGGGAACTTGCAATGAACTAATGTTCGAGATATAATGTTTGAAAGCCTAGGACAAAAAAGGAGCAAACACTGTTAGCTTTCCCGGCAAAGTGTTTACTCCTCAGCAACCCATTAACAAATGGTGTTTACTGTACTTTAGTATAGTACATACCGCAACTTTTTTCAAGGAGGCGATTTAGTATTGATTACTAAAGAAAGATTATGGGAGTATTACATTAATAGTCCGGAGTGTATTGAATATGACGGAGCGGCAGACTATTCAATCAGTGAAGTTGATAAGATAGCTTATATTGATAAATTTGGGACAGAAGCATATCTCGTCATGGAGTCCGTGGTATATTCGGTTGCGAGTAAGGCTGCTGAAAGTGGATTTAAAGCTTGTTATGATTTGTGTGTAAAATGATTTTGGGGCTAGAAGTAGCCCCGTTTTCATTCTAATGAAAGTAGCAGAAAAGTAGCAAGAAAAGATAACTATCAGAGATTCAGAGAAATAAATGAGGCGCAGTAGACCCTATAAATACAGGGGTTGTTATTCTGTGTTATGCGCTGATAAATAGGAACTAAAACCCTTGGGGTCATTTTAAAAGCACTGTATTTACAGTGCTTTTTTGATTTACGTGTTGCATTCCGTGTTGCATGAATATTCCTTTTTGTAAAAAAGTGAGCTATATATCAGACGTTTTAGATAGGTGATTTTCTTATCGTTTTACTATCATACTATTTTAAGTTAGTTAGATGTGGTATACTTGAACGGTTGCCACCCCTATACAGGCAAGGAAAGGGGGGCTGACTTACGCAAGACCTCATAACTTTTGGTATCTCTGTTATGGCAAGTGTAGTTGCCTACTACATTTGCAAATGGTTAGACAGAGAGGAATAATCGGCAACTAGCCTAGGGCGTAAGCCACCCTGCCAAAGCGGAATAGAAAACCCCACGAGTTCGTACCTCGTGGGGTTTTTGCTGTCCTTACGGAAAGCCCTCATAACTTTTTGCCTACGAACATTGTATCATATGTCTTTAGCATTTTCAAGTATGCCCTTTTCTTTTTTGTTATTAACTTATGATAATGTCACCTTAGGATTCTCTTGAGAAAATGTCACTTTTGATTAAACTATAAAATATGAAAGAAGGATTGATTACATT